GCGAAATACCGGTTAACCAGGAAATCTCAATGGAGATGAATCGTATAGATTCTTTAATTGCGAATCCTGGCATTTATTACGATGGCAGTATGGTCCAAGGTTTTGTCAAATTTTGTGAAGCAGAGTTGACACTAACTGACGGATCGGATCTGTTTTTATTGGATAGCTTTAAGTTATGGGCAGAGCAGCTTTTGGGCTGGTACTATTTTGTCGAACGAAGTGTATACGAGCCGAATTCAGATGGACACGGTGGTAAATTTGTTCGAAAAATGATCAAGAAACGATTAGTTAACAAGCAATATTTGATTGTCGCGCGAGGTGCTGCCAAATCAATGTATGGCTCGTGTATACATGATTATTTCTTGAATGTGGATACCAGTACGACACATCAGGTAACCACTGCTCCAACCATGAAGCAAGCAGAGGAGATTATGTCTCCAATCAGAACAGCCATCACAAGAGCAAGAGGACCTTTGTTCAAATTTTTGACTGAGGGTTCCCTGCAAAATACTACAGGCTCGAAAGCCAATCGACAAAAATTAGCATCTACTAAGAAGGGTATAGAAAACACGTTGACCGGATCACTTTTAGAGATTCGACCGATGTCTAAAGATAAACTTCAAGGACTAAGATGTAAAGTCGCAACTATTGACGAATGGCTTTCTGGTGATGTTCGCGAAGATGTCGTTGGCGCAGTAGAGCAAGGCGCTTCTAAACTCGATGACTACGTAATCGTGGCTATGAGTTCGGAAGGAACAGTGCGTAACGGCAGCGGTGACACTATAAAGATGGAACTTATGGATATTTTAAAAGGAGAATACATTAATCCACATGTTTCAATCTTTTGGTACAAGCTGGATGACATTCAAGAAGTAGCTCATCCAGACACATGGCTTAAAGCGAACCCGAATCTTGGCAAGACGGTTACTTATGAGACATATCAATTGGATAAAGAAAGAGCTGAGAAGAACCCAGCTGTTCGAAACGATATTCTCGCTAAACGTTTTGGTCTACCAATGGAGGGTTATACATACTTCTTCACTTATGAAGAAACTAAGCCTCATCGAAGAAGAAGTTTCTGGCAAATGCCATGTGCGATGGGCGCTGACTTATCGCAAGGTGACGACTTCTGTGCATTTACTTTTCTATTTCCTTTACCAGGTCAAGCTTTTGGAGTTAAGACCAGAAGTTATATTACTTCTTTAACTCTTATGAAGCTTCCTATGGCAATGCGAGAGAAATACGACGAATTCATTCAAGAAGGAAGTCTTGTTGTCTTAGAGGGAACCGTATTGGACATGATGGATGTCTACGATGATCTTGATAGCCACATTAATAATATGGGCTATGACATTCGTTGTTTCGGTTATGACCCATATAATGCTAAAGATTTTGTTAGTAGATGGATACTTGAGAATGGAGATTTCGGAGTACAGAAAGTAATACAGGGTGCTAAAACTGAGTCCGTTCCTTTGGGAGAATTAAAGATTCTTGCGGAGGAACGACTTTTATTATTCGATGAAGAACTTATGAAATTTGCTATGGGGAACTGCATAACCCTTGAAGACACTAACGGAAATCGAAAACTGCTTAAGAAACGTCATGAGCAAAAGATCGATAACGTTGCTGCCATGATGGACGCTTATGTGGCATACAAAGCAAATAAAGAAGCGTTTGAATAAGGAGAGTAACATGGTTTATTACGCAATGGCTACTTATGATCGTTCTTATTTGGCGCACTACGGCCGAAAAGGTATGAAAAAGGGAATGCATATTTTCGGAAAAGACCCTGCTGCCTCATACGGTCATAGAATCAAAAAGCTGAATAAGTTGGACAAAAAGGTCGGCAAGTACGAACTTAAAGCCAGAAAACTTGAACTTAAGGCCGCTAAGCAGAATTTAAAAGCTGCTAGAGGACTTGGCGGCGATAAGCATTATAAGAAAGCTTTGAAGCTTAAAGCTAAAGCAGCAAAAGCTAATTATAAAGCAGAAAAGACAAAGAAAAAGATTGCGAAGAAGCTGACAAAACTAAATAAGAAATACAGTGATGTTTCTAGTATCAATTCCGCCGATCTTGATCAGGCAAAGAAGTTGGCTAACCGCTATCTGAGAGGCTAGTAAGGGGCTACAACATGCCAAAAGAGTTATATCACTACGGCGTAATTGGCATGAAGTGGGGCGCCCACAAAGCTAGATCATACGCCGCAGATAAAAATGCTTATATACGCAAGCAGAGAGATAAAAAAGCAGCAGAGAAATACAGATCCGGAGAATACAGCTCGAATCAGTATCGTGCTGCTAAAAGACGCAATAAACGCGATGAATATCGTAAGAATCAGAAAGTAATAGGCGAGACTCTTAAGCTCACTCCAAAGAAAGGTGCAAAAGTATCTTCTATTTACAACAAGTATAAGGATCAAGCTGTAAAAACCATTCCTCACTATAAGTTGAAGAAAGGCGCTAAAACAGCCGGAAAGATTTTATATAACCTTGGAAGTGCCGCGATTAATACTAATGTAACGACTGCTGGCATTAAAATCGCTGTAAATATAGGTGCCAAATCGTTGGCTCGTGGCTTAGCCGTGAATGCTTTAAAAGATATTGGTGCTACAACTGGAAGTAGAATTGCGGAAGATTATCTCTATAAACGTAAAGAGAAAGGTGGTAATAAATGACATACATTGAGCGAAATTCAAATGAACTTTACCACCATGGTATTAAAGGTCAGAAATGGGGCAAGCGTCGTTTTCAGAATCCGGATGGCACGCTTACCAAAGAAGGAAAAGCTCGTTATAAAGCTTATAACAAAGACTACAAAGAGTATAAAACCCTGAATCGACATGTTTCCGCATCACAGCGACATCTTAAAGAAGAAGGCGTAATGCTCGATCGTGTTCGTGATAAATACCAAACAGCTAGCAGAGCATATGCTAAAGAAATGAGTAGATCTTCTGGCTTGTTCGGACTCAAAGCTGCTAAGAAAGCCACGAGAGTTGCTAAAGCTCAAAGTGATATGGATAAAATTGGTGGGGACTACGAGACGGCTGCCACCGCATATGGGTATGCTAATCGTCTTGCTAAGAAAGATCGTAAAGCTCTTACAGATCACGTCGATAAGATGCTTACCAAATACGGAAAAGGTTCCGTTAAAGAGATCGAATACGAAACCGTCAAAATCGGACAAAATAAGGTACAGAAAATCCTTCAGGGAGCTCCCGTATCTAGTTTGTTCGGCAGAGAACGCGAAACTGACACCTTCGTCAAGACAGGAAAGACAGTGGCAGACATGCCAATAATTGGTAATTGGTACACTGCGAACTACACTTCTGATCAGGAATGGAAGATGAAGCGTGAGGATGTAGAGCGGATCCGCAATGATAGTTTTGCAAAGAGAAAGATTAATGGTAAGAAGGGCAAAGGGCCAGCTTACTTGGACGACGATTATTTCGATGGATCTTCTTCAATAGCCGTCACAAAGAGAGAACGAAAAGCTAAGGCAAAGAAAGAAGCTGAAGCTAAAGCAGCAGAGGCAAAGAAAGAAGCTAAAGCTAAAGCGGCAGAGGCAAAGAAAGAAGCTAAAGCTAAAGCAGCAGAGGAAAAGAAAGAAGCCGAGAAAAAGAAGAAAGCAAAAGAAAAGCAAGCGGAAAAAGAGCAGAAAGCTCAAGAAGCTTATGAGCGTTCCGAGGAAGAAGACAAAAAACGTCCAGGAACAAAAGTTAAGAAGTACGCTCGTTGGATGGGCCATTCTGCAACTTACGACGTTCGTTATTCTGACGAACTTTATCACTATGGCGTTATCGGGATGAGATGGGGTATCCATAAAGCAGTTACATATGCTCGAGACACCAATAAACATCGTTACAAGCAAAAAGTCAAAGCCCTCGACAGTAAGCATAGTAAAGCTTTGAGAGATGGTGAGGGAAAACCGTTGACGCGAGAGCAGTATTTCGGAGCAAAAGCGAGATACAAAAAAGAATTGGAAGCTGACAATAAACGAGTATACAAAGAATTAGGCAAGATTAAGGTCAATAAGAATAAAACGGTTAAATCGATTTATCAAAAATACAAGGATAAAGCTATTGAAGAAATACCGCATTATAAATTAAAAAGAGCGGCTAAAGTCACAGCGAAAACACTTGGATTAATAGGCTTGACTGGAGTTGGCGCCTTGGCTAGCCTCGGCTATGCCAGATCAGCCAAAATCAATCGTATATATTCCAACGTATATACGAAGCAAGCTAATGAGGCTTTAGGTTCCTTCAATAATGCGAGAAGAAGTGGAAATTATGCCGGAATGAACGCAGCGACTAATAGCTATATCAAGAATTATAAAAAAGCGAATTTAGCTAAGGAAGCCGCTAAGTGGAATGAATCCGCTTCTAAATGGACTGCTCGTAGTACCGGTGCAACAGTTGCTTATTTGGCTACAAATAAAATATCAAAAAATAACGATTTGGTTGATGAAGCCAGAGAAGAGGACAAGAGAAAGAAAAAGAAATAGGAGTAGCTTATGCCAAAATTTACTGAGCGTCTCCAGCATGCCTGGAACGCTTTTTTAAATGGAGAAGAACCGAGCTATTCCTACAACATTGGGACTAGCTACGCGTTTAGACCTGATCGAGTCCGGTTAACCCGTGGTAATGAACGGTCAATTGTTAATACAATGTACAACCGAATCGCCATGGACGTAGCAGCCATAAGCATCAGACATGTGCGACTCGATCAGAACGACAGGTATGTTGAGACCATCAATTCTAAACTCAATTATGCCTTAAATACAGAAGCCAACATCGATCAAACAGGGCGAGCATTCATCCAGGATGTTGTTCTGTCGATGTTTGACGAGGGCGTCGTTGCAATCGTTCCTGTTGATACCGACATCAATCCGAAGCTGTCTGGAGCATTTGATATTTTGTCAATGCGAACAGCAAAGATTGTTGAATGGTACCCGGAGCATGTGCGTGTTCGCCTATATAACGATAAGACCGGCCGTAAAGAGGAAATTACACTCCCAAAAAAGACAGTCGCGATTATCGAGAACCCGCTTTACACAGTCATGAACGAACCAAATTCAACTTTACAGAGACTGATCCGTAAATTGAATATTCTTGATGCAATTGACGAGCAGAGCGGAGCTGGCAAGCTGGATCTGATCATTCAGCTTCCATACACTATTAAGACTGAGGCTCGCAAGAAGCAAGCAGAAGAACGACGTCGAGATATCGAACAGCAGCTGGCTAATACCAAATATGGTATTGCCTATGCCGATGCTACAGAGCATATAACTCAGCTTAATCGCTCACTTGACAACAACCTTATGAAGCAAATCGAGTATCTAACGAGTATGCTATACAGCCAGTTGGGTTTAACAGAGGAAGTCTTCAATGGCAAAGCAGATGAGCAGACATCGCTGAATTATTACAGTAGCACTATCGAGCCAATACTGTCCGCCATTACTAGTGAGATGAGCCGTAAATTTCTTACTAGGACTGCTAGAACACAGCGTCAGTCTATTGTTTTCTTTAGAGATCCGTTCAAGTTAGTGCCAGTCAGTCAGATTGCCGATATTGCCGATAAGTTCACTCGTAACGAAGTCCTGTCTTCAAACGAAGTAAGAGCTATTATCGGATTCAAGCCGGTTGATGACGAACGGGCTAACGAACTCCGTAACAAGAATCTTAATCAGTCTCCAGAAGCCATGGCTCCTCCGATGGCAGTCGACGATGAGTCGGTTACTGAAGAGCCAATGGAAGAAGAAACGACCGAAGAAGAGGACGGTGCAACTGGAGATCTGTCCGATTTCGGAAAGATGAACATTGAAGATCTTATGTAAAACAAAGTAAGAAAGGAATTTCAAAATGAGACCAAAATGCGACTTTAGTGGCTGGGCTACGAAGTTCAACCTTAAGTGCTCTGACGGTCGAACGATTCGAGAAGAGGCATTTAAGGATCAGGACGGTGCTACAGTCCCACTGGTATGGCAGCATATGCATGATAGCCCCGCAACGGTGTTAGGCCATTGTGTTCTTGAATACCGTCCGAAGAAGGGCATGTATGCATATGGCTACTTTAATGGCACAGAGATGGGCCAGAATGGAAAAGACCTTGTTAGCAATGGAGATATTACGGCACTTTCCATTTACGCTAATAAGTTAAAACAGAAAGGCGGAGATGTTCTTCATGGAAAGATTCGAGAAGTGAGTCTTGTCCTTGCTGGAGCAAATCCTGGGGCATGTATTGACATGCCGAACATTGAACATTCCGATGACGAAGATGCAGAGGCGTTTATCTACAACGAAGACGGCTCTGTTTTTTTAATGCATTCGGATGACAAGAAAAAAGAAGAGGATGACGAACCGGAAGAGAAGCCGGAAAAAGACGCTAAAGAAAGCGATAAAGATTCCTCTGAAGAGAAAACCGAAGAAAAGGCTGAAGACAAAGAAAAGAAGCCTGAAAAAGAACTCGAACATTCGAAAGAAGAAGGAGAAAAAGAAATGGCTGGAAAAACAGTACAGGAAGTCTTCGACACTCTCAACGAGGAACAGAAGACAGTAGTTTATGCTCTGCTGGCTGAAGCTGCAAATGGCGAAGATGACGACGAAGATGAAGACGAAGAAGTTGACGAGGAGGAAGAAGAAGTGAAACACAACGTTTTCGACATTGAAGACCGTGATGAGAGAAATGTCCTTTCTCATGACGCTATGGAAACCATCATTAGAGATGGTAAGAGACTCGGTTCTCTGAAGGACTCTGTTCTGCAGCATGCAGAAGATTACGGCATCGATGGTATCGAATGGCTGTTCCCGGAAGATCACGATCTTAACAACACTCCTGAATGGATTAAGCGTGACACAGGTTGGGTCTCCGTTGTTATGAGTGGTGTATCTCATACTCCATTCAGCCGTGTAAGAAGCCGCTTTGCCAACATCACAGAAGATGAAGCTCGTGCAAAGGGTTACATGAAGGGCAAGCTGAAGAAGGAAGAAGTATTCTCCCTGCTTAAGAGAAGCACCTCCCCGCAGACAATTTATAAGAAGCAGAAGCTTGATCGTGATGATGTAATTGATATTACAGATTTCGACGTTGTCGCATGGATCAAGGGCGAAATGCGTATGATGCTGGATGAGGAAATCGCCCGTGCAATCCTTATTGGCGACGGTCGTCTGAACTCCGACGATGACAAGATTTCTGAAGAACATGTACGTCCGATCGTTAACGATGCTGACCTGTTCACAATCAAGGCTGAAGTAATTACAGCTTCTGGTGCAGACGATGCTACAAAGGCTAAGGCATTTATCCGTACAGCTATCAAGGCTCGTAAGAACTATAAGGGCTCCGGCAATCCGATTCTGTTCACAACAGAAGACATGCTGACAGAAATGCTGCTGCTCGAAGACCAGATTGGTCGTCCGCTGTATGAGAATGAATCTCAGCTGGCTACAAAGCTCCGTGTTTCCAGAATTGTAACCGTTGAAGTTATGGAAGGCTTCAAGGTTCAGGACAAGGATCCTCTGATGGGCATCATTGTTAACCTGAAGGACTACACTGTTGGTGCTGACAAGGGCGGCGCCATTAACATGTTCGATGACTTCGATATCGACTACAACCAGCAGAAGTATCTGATCGAAACACGTTGCTCTGGTGCGCTTACAGTTCCGTATTCTGCAATCATCCTCACCGATGGTGCACGTCAGGGTACATCTGTTGACGGCGACGTTGTTAAGTCAAAGACAGTAAATCCGTGATCGTAAACTTTCAAAATGGCAAAGTTTTACGGGAGAGTAGGCTACGTAGAAACCGTTGAAACTCGTCCTGGTGTTTACGAAGAAGTAGCCACAGAGCGAGTTTACTGCGGCGATACAATGCGAATGTCCAAATCTTGGCAGTCATCGGAATATCTTAACGATGACTTGCAAGTCAATACTCAGATTAGTATTGTTGTCGACCCGTATGCATGCCAGCATTTTCATGCTTTAAGATACGTTGAATACATGGGAGCTTTGTGGAAAATTACTAACGCAGAGCTCCTTTTTCCACGTATTACTTTGACTGTTGGAGGTGTATACAATGGGACGATACCGTCGGGAACAACTACAGACAATCCTTGAGGGAATTCCCGGAGTCAAGAAAGTATACTTTCAGCCTCCGGAGTCTGTTAAGTTAGAGTATCCGTGCATCATTTATCACTTACAGAATGTTAATACGGTTTACGCTAACGACGATCCATATAAAAACATGGACGCATATAGTCTGATGATTATTGATCGTAATCCGGACAGTCCTATCCGATTCGAGATCGAAAAACTTCGATATACAAGATTCGATAGGTCCTTTACGGCAAGCAATCTTAATCATTGGAATTACCTTATCTATTATTAATTACGGAGGAAAAAATGGCCAAATTAGTTTGGGATGAAATCGGAAAACATCTTTATGAAACTGGTACTCGTATGGGTGTGCTCTATCAGCAGGCTTCCAACGGTACTTATCCGAAGGGCGTCGCTTGGAATGGTCTGAGAAGTATCGAACAGACACCGTCCGGCGGCGACGAAACAAAGCTCTATGCAGATGATATCAAGTATCTGGGTCTGCGTGCTGCTGAAGATTTTGGCGGCACAATCGGCGCTTATACTTATCCGGATGAATGGGCTGAATGTGATGGCTCTGCTCAGGTTGCTCCTGGCGTTTCCATCATGCAGCAGCCGCGTAAGGCTTTCGGTCTGTGCTACAGAACCGTTCTTGGCAACGACACAGAATTCGAAAACTACGGTTACAAGCTGCACCTGGTTTACAATTCTACAGCTTCTCCGTCTTCCAGAAGCTATGAAACAATCAACGACAGCCCGGCTGCAATCGAATTCTCTTGGGAATTCTCTTCTACTCCGGTAAATGTCACTGGTTACAAGTCCACAGCATGCCTCGAGCTTGACTCCACAAAGGTTGCTAAGGACAAGATGAAGGCCCTCGAAGATGTTCTGTACGGAACAGAAAACGAAGATCCGCGTCTGCCTCTGCCGGATGAAGTATTTACTATTCTCGGTGTAACGCAGACTGACGGAACCGGAAACGGAAACTGATTTAAAAGATTCAAAATGGGATTGTTGAGGGCTGGGGAATAATCGGCCAGCCCTCTTTTAATGTAAAGGAGATAAAAAGATGGTTAAGAAAACAGTAAAGTACACGGACGTAGATGGAAACGAAGTAGAAGAAGAACTCATGTTCCATCTTACAAAGGCAGAGATCACAGAAATTAATGCTTCATATCCTGGTG